CGCAACAGAAACAGTGATGAGACTGCGAATAGACTCAACAGCATCACTCTCCAAAACCTGGGAGATGGAGGATGAAGCTCCGGTGAGAATCTCCGACAAAGACTCCGTCACAACCTCGGGGCGCTCTCCAGTGCCGTTCGAGGACTCTCTTGCTGAGGCCTCACGAGACTTCCGAAGGGACTCATAGAACCTGGTGACCCAACCAATGATAATGAGTCTATCCAAAATCTGACAATCACGATCCGACATGGACGTGATAAAGCCAAATGTGAGAGAGACACAATAACCAAGGTCAGGGGCAGCAGCCATCTGCTGCACATAAAGGACCGACTGGATCACAACACGGTGCTGGCGCAACATGTCGGCGAGTGGGTCAAGAAAAGTCCACTGTTGACGATAGTCAAAAGTGTCCTTTAAAATCGCCATAATCTTTTTGTCTCCTTGGGTGTATTGCCAAGCCCCGTTGTGAAGGGACTCGGTAACAGGAGTTTCGCGAGACGCTTGTCGCTCCTTCTTGCGAGCACGTTTGGCAAGTTTCTCTCGCTGTTTCATCTCACGGAAAGCGCTTTTCTGAGCTTTCGTGTAAGACTGAACTGGAAGTTCAACTTGCTTCTCCGCCTTAACGGCCCGATTCTGCTTCCACTTTGCAGTAGAAGTAGGGGCCGCCTTGGCGGAGAGTGGAGGTGCAGAAATGTGATATTTTAAATCACGATTTCGGGATACCTCCAAATCCCTTGTCTTCTCTTTTTGGGAGAAGACTTGAAGTCGTTCTTTCTTGACTTCCTGTCGCTTAGCGACTCTCGCTCTCTGGATGCCGTTCAATTCGGCAACAGAACGAAGGTGGCCATTTTTAGAAATTTCTAGGTCATGGACACGACCTGCAAGCATTTTAAGCTTTTCCTCTCTCTGATCCACATAAGTAGAAACAGAGGGAGGCGTTGCGGGAGCTGGGACTGGTTTGTGGTCCCGTGGATCCGGTACAAGATCGAAAATGTCCTCCCGCGGGACGTAATCGGAAAACTTAGAAAGTTTTTTATTTTTTAATGTCTGCTTAGCAATTCATTAATAAGATGAGATCCCGAATCAAGAAACTCAAATTTGAACACCCGCTACGGCATTCGTGATGGGTGCGCCAAAAGGCGCGGGACGTCCGAGTGTCGAATTCGTTGCAGCTAAAACGAACCGTTATATTGCAATCGGACGGATTATTCTTCCTTCTCTGATAATCATAGTAGTGCGCACAAAAGTGCGCAAAAGAGAACATAGGTGGGTTTGAATTAACCTTCAACCCACCAGAAAAAAGGGGGGGGGTTTTATGATTTAACAAAAAGAAAAACACCAAGACTAATCAAAAACCGCTAGCTATACACAAAAGCGTAAGGTGCCATGTAGGACACCAAAAGATAATGTGCAGTCTAGCTAATTAGTGAAAATAAGAATACAAAAACTAGTTGAAGCTATACAGCAAAGCGTAAGATGCCAACATTAACATCAAAAGATAAGCTGCAGTCTAAATACAAAGTAAATGGATAATGTCAAAGTGAATTTCAAGTTTGAATTTATGGAACAAAGTCCAAGGGCTCAATCATTAAGGAGCCGACGGTGCCACACTATAGTAGTGGCCACAGTAGAAAATGAAACAATCATACGAGTCCGCGTTAACGGACAATATACAATCATAACGGTCAGGGGGATACCC